GTCATTAGTGAAACTCCTTCATTAGGAACTGATTTAGAAGCTTTTTACCAATATTTTATAGAAGTAAATTATTCTGATCCTAGACCTACAATTATTGAAAGAAACTACCAAGAAGCAATTCAGTTAGAAGAAGTAAAAGTTACACCTAAAAAACTAGAACAAACTAGACAGGAAGAAGCAGCAACAAGACAACAAGCCCAAGAAACCACTCAATCACAACAAATCCCAGAATCTGTAATTGAAGATAGTACTCCAGAACAGGTTAAACCTAAAGGAAAAAATAAATTAGGGCAACGAATTTTAAGTTTAGGTAACCAAGTACTTAAATTAATTATAACTAAACTTCAATCCTTAATTGGGGAATATCTTTTAGACCAATTTATTCAAGCTAGAAATAATGCTCTTACTCCTGAACAAATATCTCAAGTAAAAGAACAATATTGTCCTACTCCTGAGGTTTTAAATCAATTAATTGAAACTAGAAATAATATAGTAAACCAACTAAATAGTATAGGCAATAGATTAAATTTAGCTAATCAAACTGTAAACGGACTTACAACAACAACTAATACATCACAAGATATAATTAATTTAGCTTCTTCAATACAAACTGGTTTAAATTTAGCTGCTTCAACTGGAATATTACCTGCTCCTGCTTTAGGTCCTGCTTTATCTAATTATAATAGTATTGAAAAAATAATACAAGCAGTTTCACCTTTAATTAGTAGTAATAATAATGCTTTATATGCTACTTCAATACCATTAGGAGTGGTTTCTTTTGTAGTAACTAAAGCAATTGAATTATTAGGTTTATTAGATATTTTAATAAACTTTTGCTCTGTTGATGCCTCATTAACCCCAGTCTCAGATACAATACAACAAGTTACTATAAGACAAGTACAAGCTAATGTAGACTCAGGTAGCTATAATGGATTTATAATTAAGATAGAGGAAGTACCTTTTAGTCCTACTGTTACTCGTAGAAAAGCAGTAGCATTTAATCAATCAGGAATTGCTTTATTAGAGACACCTTTATCATTTACTACTAATGAACAAACCTTAATTAATGAACTTAAATTAATTATTGATAGAGATAATTTAAGATCTTACTAAATTTAATATTTATAACAGATGAAACCAAGTGAATTAAAATCATTTATCAAAGAAGCAGTTAGAGAAGCTATTCAAGAGGAACTAAAAGATATCCTTTTGGAAGCAGTTCGTGCCCCTAAACTACCAATCCAGGAAACTTATCAAATGAATAATCTATTACAACCTGTGACTGTTGATACTACTACTCAGGTTACTAATAGCCCCCCACAAAAATCAACATCTGAAAAGAAGGCTATGATGGAAAGTATTATGGGAGATATGAAAAGAGGACAAGATACTCTTAACTTTACTACTCAAAATATAGCAGCTAATACTTTACAAGTAGCTCCAGGCATGAACACATCAGGTGAAGGATCTTCCTTACCATCAGGTAATGTTGGTTTAGACATGATTATGGGCTTAATGGGTAAGAAATAATGGCATTCGGAGCACAAAAGATATTTCCAATTGACACTAAGCCAGGAACGGCTGTTGGTGTTGCTATACCTTTTAATGCCCCAGGTGTATTTTACTCTACCTATACTACAAAAGATGCTGTTAGAAATAACTTAATAAACTTTTTTCTAACTAACCCCCCAGAAAGATATCTTAATCCTACATTTGGTTCAGGTTTAAGAGCTTTTATTTTTGAACAAATTACTACTGGTAATTTAGATGGTCTTAAAGAGAATATTCAAACTCAGCTAACTCAATTTTTTCCTAATGTTAGAGTAGGTAGTTTAGACATTTTCCAAGACCCAGACTATAATACTATAACTGTATCTTTAACTTATAATGTTATAGATACCGCTATATCCGACGAAATTCAAATTGCATTCAACTAATGGCCGTAAGACGTAATATACAGTATATAAACAAGGATTTTACCGAGTTAAGAGCGAGTTTAATTAACTACGCTCGTACTTATTTTCCTACAACCTATAATGACTTCAGCCCATCATCACCAGGTATGATGTTTATGGAAATGGCTGCTTATGTAGGTGATATTATGTCTTTCTATTTGGATAACCAAATCCAAGAAACATATCTACAGTATGCTCGCCAAACCAATAACTTATATGAGTTAGCTTATATGTTTGGTTATAAACCAAATGTAACTCAAGTCGCAACTGTAGATATAGATTTTTATCAACAAGTCCCAGCTAATGTCTTTAATCAACCTGATTATGATTATGCTTTATTTGTTCCTGCTAATACTATTGTAACAGCAGATGCGCCTTATAACACTTCTTTCTTAATTGAAGATCCAGTTGATTTTAGTGTTTCTTCTTCAGGTGACCCTACAGAAGTTACTGTGTATCAAGTCTCAAGTGGTGGTTCAGTAGTAGATTATTTCTTGTTAAAGAAAATTAGAAAAGCTATATCATCTACAATTAACACTACTACATTTACTTTTACAACTCCTCAACAATTTACTACAGTTGAGATTAATTCTTCTAACATTGTAGGTATTTTAGATATTGTAGATAGTGATGGTAATATTTGGTATGAGGTAGATTATTTAGCTCAAGACACAGTATTTGACTCTATTAAAAATACTAATACAAATGATCCAAACTTATCACAATACCAAGGTGATACACCATTTTTATTACAATTAAAACAAGTACAAAGAAGATTCATAACTCGTTTCTTAAACAGTACTACCCTTCAGTTACAATTTGGGGCTGGTACTTCAGCTGATACTGATGAAGAAATTCTTCCAAATCCAGATAATGTTGGTTTAGGTTTACCATTTGAAATAGATAAACTTACAACAGCATTTTCACCTTCAAACTTTACATTTACTAAAACCTATGGTATTGCTCCTTCAAATACCACATTAACTGTTAGATACTTAACAGGTGGGGGAGTTTCAGCTAATGTACCCTCTAATACTATCAATAGTATTTCAAGTACAGTTAGATTTTTAAATACCAATTTAAACGCTACAACAGCTAATACTGTATTTAATTCTTTAGTAGCTAATAATGCTTTAGCTGCTGATGGTGGAGGTGATGGAGATTCAGTTGAAGAAATTAGACAAAATGCTTCTGCAAACTTTGCGACACAATTACGTAACGTAACACAAGATGATTACTTAGTAAGATCATTATCAATGCCTGCTAAATTTGGTGTTGTAGCTAAAGCATATATAGAACCTACAAAAGCACAATCAGTAGCTTCAGGAGCGGCAGCTTCAATACTTGATTTATATATTCTTTCTTTTGATATTGACAGTAAATTAAATGCTGCTTCTTTAGCACTTAAGCAAAACTTATCTACATATCTTTCTCAATATAGAATGGTAAATGATTCTATTAATATCAAGGATGCATTTATTATTAATATTGGAGTTAATTTTGACATTATAGTACTTCCTAATTTTAATTCAAATGAAGTACTTACAAAATGTATTTTAGCTTTACAAGATTTCTTTGCTATTAAAAACTGGCAGATTAACGAACCTATTATTTTAAGAGATTTATATATTCTCTTAGATGCTATTGAAGGAGTTCAAACTGTACAAAATGTAGTTATTTCAAACAAAGTAGGAACAGCTTTAGGCTACTCTCAGTTTGCTTATGATGTAACTGGGGCTACAATTAATAATGTAGTTTATCCTTCACTTGATCCTATGATTTTTGAAGTAAAATATCCTAACACAGACATTCAAGGTAGAGTAGTAAACTTATAAGACAATGGCAGTATATAAAATTTTCCCAGAAAAAGACGCTACAATATACTCATTGTTCCCTGCTATGAATACAGGGTTAGATGAGATATTAGAAGCAGGTAATCTAAATCTTTCAACAAATACTAATCCACAAGTTTCAAGAACTTTAATTAAGTTTAACCAGGATGATATTAATAATGTCTTTACTGGTCTTGTAAAAACTTCAAATTGGACTGCAAATTTAAGATTATTTATAGCCACTGCTCAAAGTATTGATACAGATTATCAATTAGAAGTATATCCAGTCTCAGGTTCTTGGACTATGGGAACTGGTAAGTATTTAGATAATCCTATTGCTACTAATGGTACTAGTTGGAAATGGAGAACATTTGTAAATGGAGATACATGGCCTATTAGTGGTTTACCAGCTTATGTAACTGCTTCATACTCAGGTTCAAACACAGGAGGAGGAACTTGGTTCACAGGCTCTACTCATACTTTACCTGTAACTTCAAGTCAGACATTTAATTATCGTTCTGAAAAAGATTTAAATGCTCCTGTGAAAGGGATAGTAGCAGCTTGGTATAGTAGTTCAAATGCTATAGGTAGTGCCACAAAGATTGTTAATGAAGGATTTTTACTTAAATGGGAAGATACAATTGAATTTAATCCTAACCCACCTATTCAACCTGTACTTCAATACTATTCAGTAGATACTCATACTATTTATCCTCCTACTTTAGAGATAAAGTGGAATGATTTTATTTT